ACGCCTCCGTTTTCCTCCACTTACATTCGGCGCCTTCGGTGCTTTCGGCTATGGGTCGCTCCACTCCACTTAAGGTTTCGTCTCGATCCATATTAATATTTTTAATTTGACCTTTAATTTCACTTAAATGGTACGACAGACTAAATGAAATTATTGGTTGTAATTTTATTTTTACTGTAATTGGTATAATTGTTGGTTCTATTTTAATTCCGACGTGTTTTTTTGGTAATATATAATAGCTCATAATTGAATTATATTATATATTCATAAATATTTAAGTTGTATTATTATTACGATAATTCTATATTCAAACTCCTTCCAAACTCCTTCGGAAATGTTCTCATATATATTGTAGTAATAAACATTCAGTTCCAACCCCAGGTGAAAACGAAATGGCAAGTCCATATTCCCCTGGTATTTTTTCTCTCATTATTACCTTTTCCAAAACAAACATTATGGAGGGAGATAACATATTCCCATAATTTTTAAGAATATCCCATGAATCTTTTGTATCTTCTTCAGAAATACCAAGTGCTTTCTGTACTTCTTCAATAATACGACGACCTCCTGGATGGATTACCCAAAAACTAATATCATTGCGAATTAATTTATGTTTTTCAAGAAACTTGTCTACAACATAAGATATACCGTTATTTATATATCTTGGTAAATTTTTAGATAATTTACAAGTTATACCATTGTCGGTTATTTCAAGTTTAATACCGTCTTCTGTGTCATCCATCAAACAACTAAAACTATCAATGATTGTTAATGAAGGTTTTATTTTTTTTGTATAAAAAAAATGTCGGGATGATTTTTCCGCTCTTAATATACACGCGGACACACCATCTGAAAAAATAGAATGTGTTACAATATCATTGATTGAATCATTAAAATTCGTGTGAACTGAAGAGATTTCAACACATACCATAAGAGCACATTTTCCAGGGTTATTATTTACAAAATCTGTTGCAATACGAAATCCATTTATTGCTGCCGCACAACCCATAAATCCAATCAAAGTCCTATCAATTGTTCTCGGTAAATCCAATGCTTTTATAATATTGCAATCTAATGAGGGCCCAAAAAATCCAGTTGATGATACAATAATTAATTTCCGTATATCATTTTTACAAATATTAGAACTATTTATTGCGCTATTTATGGCTCTACTACAAACATCAATTACTAATGGTAATGCGATTTCTTTAAATTTATTTAATCTAAGTTGAATGGGAATTGGATCTGTATTTTTAAAAAAAATAGATTCTTCATTTTCCGAACTCCTTCGGCTACCGCCTATGGAGTTCCCTCGCTCACCGGCGCCTTCGGCTACGGCTCGCTCCATATTTTCCATAAAATCGGGAATACCTAAATATCTGGTTTCAATACGTGAATTTTTATATATATTTTTAACTATTGTCTGGTATGTAATATTATTATTATTTTTATAATTTGATAATAAATATTGTAATGCGTCAGATTGAAGTGTTTTATATTTTGGTACACCTGTTTCTAAGCTCAATATTATTGGTTGATTTTTTTTATTTTTATATGGAGGAAAACGGCGGCGTAAGCGCAGCAAAAAGCCGAAGTTTTCCGAGGGAACTCCATAGACGTAGTCGAATGAGTTTGAAAAAAAATCAATAATTGTTCTAAATATACCCATTTATTTTTATTTATTATTACAACACAGTATTATAATATTTCTATATTTATTCCTCAATAATTAGTTTTACTTTTTTTGCTCGAGGCTTTTTAGGTTTTATAACAATTGATTCTTCTACCTTTTCTTTCCTTTCTTCTTCCTTTTCTTTCTTTTCTTCTACCTTTTCTTTCCTTTCTTCTTCCTTTTCTTTCTTCTCTTCTTCCTTTTCTTTCTTTTCTTCTTCCTTTTCTTTCTTTTCTTCTTCCTTTTCTTTCTTCTCTTCTTCTTTCTCATCCATATTATCATCTGTATGTGACGCAACCAATAATATTTTTTTATTTAATTTACGAGCCTTCTTAGGTTTCTCCAACGATTTCTTTACGGTGGATTTTAATGCCGCAGGAGCCTTATTCGTCTTTCGTTTTTCAGTAAGAGTTTCATCTATAGATTCCAAAGCAATCTTTTCAGCATTTACGTGACTTATTTTTTTATATACAAAATACCTATTTAAAAACGATATTTTCTTTTCATATGCCGTCATTTCTAAAGCCGTACCATAATCATTTGACTTATATTTATTACGCTTGACCTCTGTCAACATATAATTATACAATTCACTAAATAACCCAGAACCTTCTGGAAGACCTAGCAATTTTGCCTCATCACGTGTTATCAATTTAAACCCATAATTTTCCATAACTCGATCCAAATAATCAAAATTGACCAAATATTCCGAAAACATTTTATTAATCGATTCTTGAAACACATTAATAGTGTATCCTAAACTAGTGACATCATCTTCAATCGTATTATCATCATAATCTTTTTGAATTTCCCATATTTTCGTATCTCCTTCATATAAATCAACACTTTCTCCCATTTTTTTATTTTTTAAAAGATTGAAAATTAACTTACCATCATAACTAGTACCAATAAAATATCCACCCAACTTTGTACATTCTGCTACATTTCGGATAAAACTCTGAAACGTCACTTGGTTTTCGAAGAAATAATGTAACGCAAATTGACACGACGAAATATTAAACCCGTCTTCACCTTTGCCATATTGTCTAGCAACACCTTTACCAATTTTGTCGTCGTCTTTTGGTCCAGAACCAAATACAGCCTTTGTTATTTGAACAGCTCTATCATTCAACATTGCAGAACCAGATCGAATATTCGCACCACTATTTCCATTTACAAAAAGCGCATACGGCATCGAATGAAATTTCTTACGATAATTTAAAAACCGAGCACACGCTCCATCCAATTTATTTTCCAAATTATCCTTTGCAACATCGATTCCAAACACAAACGATAATTGAGAACTAATCCATTTAGGAAAATCTCCTCCCTTACCACACGCAAAATCAATTAAATTGTCGCCTTTTTTAGAAACACAGTCTATCAACATTTTTTTCACATATAAATTATGAAAATCTCTTAATGCGCGAGTCTTACTTGCTGATACAATTCTATTATAATAAACATCATCATCAGCAATCTCATCCGGAATATTATTACCAGTTGTTATCATTTCTTCCGTAATTGGGTTATGTATAGAATGCCAATTACTATTCGCCACGTGGTAGGCGTTCCCGAAATTTTTTAACCCTTGTCTTAATTCCGCCGTTTTATCATAACGCACGCGCAACGGAACCCATCTCCATTGTTTATTATTTGCAATTTCATATCGAAATTCAACAATCGTATTGTCTCCAAACACTTCATTTTCCTCCGTGTACATTTGAGCGGAACCGGTGTCATCTTTTTTCAACATTATATTACCAATACCAGCAGAAACATCATACGGATTTGTCGGATAAAATTGCACTGGTTTATACGTGTCATCATTGTCCATATTTTTTACAGATGGCAATACATCATTAATCACGTCTTGGCACGGATTTAAATAGCCGTGTTTTCGCTCATCAAATCCACATCGTAGAATAATTGTTTTATATTCATCTATTTGACTAGTAGATGAAGCATTCGTTCCTTCTTGAAATATTGGTGTAATAACATCAATTCCACTTTCTGCTTTTTTCGTAGTAACCAAAAAGTCAATTGTATTAAAATGAGCGGGTTTCCATTTAAACGAATAATCCCACGTGGATTTTGTAACCGGACCAGCTTTCCCAATTTTATCTGCGCCTACACCCATACTCGCAGGAGTAAATATAAGGCCATCTGTATTATATTCGAATAATCCTTGTTTGTCCTTTTCTAAAATATAACGACACGCGCCAAATATATTATCGACCGCAGGATTTGTCGGATAAAACTTTTTACTTTCAATTCGAATAGGACACACTGCGTCATCTTTAACAACAGACATTGGTTTTAATACTTTGACCAGATTTTTAAGCAATGGTAATCGGCATTTAACAACTGCTACATTTTCTTTGGTTTTTGATATGAATCCCAAACTCCTCACGTCTTTTCCATTAATAATATATACGTCGAATGCTGCATACAGATTTATAAATTTACCGTATTTGTCGTGATAAATAATTTCCCCGTCTATAAGAGAATTGAATACTTCTTTATTTTCCGTTTTTGCACCAGTAAATAATACTTTCATATTTGTGTTAATTAAATATATTTTACCGGTAGCTGATATGTACATCATATGTCTATCTCCATCGGCTTTATCTGTTACAGTATAATCATTTCTAATATTTGGTACATTCATATTTTCGTTTATAGGTACGACATTTTGAATTTGCAGAGTATACGATGATGGTCCCATAAAATCACTTGGATAAATTCTTTTTTCTGGATTATAATCGTCTCCTCGGGTCAATTTCATATAATTTTGAATAGTTTGATTTTGTTCTACATAGGAAATAGGAAAATTTGTTCCTTGAAGACCCATCAACACGTATTTTATTGCTTTGCGAATAGATGCGAGTAATAATTCTGGTGTGTCAACATTAGTACCTGGCCCCATTTCGGAATTATTTACTTCTAATTCGATTTCATATACTTCCGGATTTCGAAACACGCCGGAATCCTCTGTAGTATATGCTGGTTTAACACGTCTATCCTCCGCGCTCGAGCTTTTAACAATACTAATATCCACATTTATCGGAATATCTGGATGACTAAATGTAACACGATTGATATACCTAAACGTCTTTTTAGATTTTTCCCACCCATCTATTAACCCTTGAATGATTCCTGATTGAGTTTTGATTCTTTCTTCTGTTTGATATGAAACTCTAAAATTGAAATCATCGAAATTTACTGGAAATACACTTTCACCATTTTCTTTCAAATAAGGAAGCTTTTTGTAAAATTCAACAGCAAACACTGCGTCAAAATTTGACATCAATTTTTTGATATCATTATGTTTACAGTATTCTTGTATTCCGTGAAATCCTCTAATTTCGGTTCTAATGTTTGACATTTTGAAACGCCCAGTAGCTGAATCTAAAAACTCATTGTGAATACGCAACATATACGCACCCTGTTCATTTGGACACGTAAATCCTAATGATTTTAGTTGTCTAATGACGTTGTCAAAATCGATTTTAGTTAAAGGTTTGATTCCTCTCGTTCCAAAACGGACTTCCAGTTCGTGATTTTTTTTAAGGTCTTTTATATATGGCTGATTTGCCCAATACGTTTTCACCATATTATCCATTTGAACTTGTGGGGTGTCTTTTGAATTATTTTCATCTCTATTATATTTTTTAGGAGCGCCTCGATTTATATGTGTTGTCATAATTATTATATATATATAATGAAACATATTTTTTATATTATTATTCAATTTTTCTAATAATATAGATATTCATAATTTCTTATTATTTCGTCTAGTATTTTTCTTGACATGTTTTGCTTTTTTATGAATGCGTCTTGTAGCCGTTTTTTTCTTACGATTTGAACTTTTCTTACGATTTGAACGTTTATTTTGTTTATTTGTTAGTTTTTTATATCGCCGTGTTAGGTTTCCGCCCTCGCTACGAGGTTTTGTTGTTATAATATGTCTTGGTCTTGGTCTTGGTCCTGGTCCTGGTATTGGTCTTGGTATATTAAAAATATCAGATTCACTTTTGGATCTTTCCATAATGGGTTTTTCCAAACTCCTTTGACTAACGTCTACGGAGTTCCCTCGCTCACCGGTGCCTTCAGCTACGGCTCGCTCCAGTCTATCAGATATAATCATATTACCCGTATCTATAACAAAATTATAAGAACTCTTATTTAACACATCAATTGAAGTTTGTGTTCTATCAACTGGATTTGAAAAAATTTCTTTTGGATTTACACTATGCATAAATGATATAAATACTTCATCGCGTAATATACCCATACATTCGCGTTTTTCCTCATCTGATCGTATTGCTTGTCCAGATATTTTGTTACTTAATATGTCTGTCATCGCGGATATAGGAAAATATTCTAAAGGAGTCGTATTTAATATCTCACAAAATATAGAATATATCTCTTCATCGCTGGAATAAAATAATAATTCTCTTAAACCAAATCCAATCTTATAAGCTTTCCGTTTATTTTCTGTAGTGTTATTTTCACCAGAATATACATTTATTAGAACCATTTTTAATTTATTCAAATATATTGAATACTTAATATATAATTCATAATCTAATGATTCATCGATATCATTATTTTGTCCCATATTTAAAAAGCTGTTACTAATCATATAAATGGGTAATAATGGATGAAAAATAGATAATACCGTTTTGAAAATATCTACCGGGTCACTACCTCCAGCTTGGAACGAACCGTGGCCGAAGGCGCCGGTAGCCGAAGGAGTTTGTTCGAAGTTTGCTCTGGATACATTCATGTCTTCTAAGTATTGACCCGATGGTAGTCCAGGTTCATCTATTACATGTTCAATAATACCCCTTTGTGTCGGGTCAATACTTGATGGACTAGAATATAGAAGACACATTGTTAATAATGGATGTGTAGCTTGTTGACCGATTTGTTCAATATTTAATTCAGGTATTATTTTATCATTATATACACTATCTATAGTTCCGCCATGAAGAGTTATATCCGGAGCAGTATATTCCACATCAGTAATAGACGTAATACTTTTTGTATCTTGGGTATTGTCTTTCTGAATAATCTCATTATTTTCAGCAATAATAAATGTTTCTGACAATGTATTAAATTCTTGATCAAGTGGAGGTGTTTTAATAAAATTATCTATATCTGTGATTACCTCTGGTTTGTTGTTAATGGTAGTTAAATTCAAAAATACTTCAGTACAAAACGCACTCATTACAACAATAAATTTAGATAATTCCTTACTATTCATTTGGGTTGGTTTTTTTTTTAATAATTTGGTGACTTGTGTACCACCGTTTATTTTTTCATAAAGAATTTTGTAATTGCGTACTATATTATTTTTTATAGTATCTGGTAAAAGATTTAAATCATATAAAAAAATATTTCTATCATTACTATACGATGAGAATGCTGCCCAAATTCTGCTACTTATGGATATATCCCATGTCCAATCATTTGCAAATTTATAGGCGGGTGTTTTCGTAACAATTTTTCTTAACGCTTCAAATGATACTTTTGCCTTATTTGTAGAAATGTCAACATATTTTTCAAGTATATTTTTATACCGATTATACATATTATTAAATTTATCATAATCATCAATATTCTTTTGTGTTTGGAAGAAAACGGAGGCGTCAGCCGAAGTTTTCTGAGGGAACTCCGTAGACGTAGTCGAAGGAGTTTGTATCAATAATTTTTGTTGTTCTGGTTGTGCCAACGTTGCTAATGTATTTAATTTTAATAATTGTTCTCGTAATTCGTCTGTTGTAAATCTCGTTATAGTTTGATCCATAAACCCTGCATTATCTACCGTATTATACTCTGTAAGTAAATCCGGAATTTCTTTTTTTAAATAACAATACACTAGAGCTCGTCTAAATAATCTTTGGGTTACTTCTATTATTTTGTCTTGAGAAATTTCTGATTGAGATACTATTCCGTTTAATTCTTGTATAGCGTCATTTATAATTCTCTCTTCTTCTAATACATTA